TTGTTACGCTAACTCCTCCTACAACATACTGCCATTCTAACTTTAATGTTTTATTTCTATTTGTTAAAGAGTATGGAATATTTATGTAATACAAGCCAACATTAGTTTCATCTTTTACAGCTGTTAGCGTTGCTAAAATTGTAGAAGGGCTAACGGCTGGAACAACTAGTGGGTCCGCAGTTATATCATAGATTCTAACTGTTGGTAATGTTGCGTCTACGTCAGATGCAACTCCCTGCCAAAATATTTGATGAGTTATTGGTGAACTTGAATTAGTGTATACCTCTGCCATTTAATAGGCTTTAGTTGTAAAACTCCTGAACTTCTTTAGGAGTTGCCAACCTAAAACCTTCCTCCTTATCAAAAATTGCTTGAGCGTTTTCACCACTCATAGCCACAAACGGATGTTCTTTTGTAAACGTATGTCCCATAATATCATATCTAAAGTTATCTCTAGTCATTCTGACAAGGACATTATCTTTTGCCAACTCTTTCTTTGCATCAAATCTTGGCAATACTTCTTCTGACATTTCGTCCTCTTCTTCATTCTTTTCCAAGGTCTTACTGTAAATAGACCATGTTACGCCTTCCTCTGATAGGGCGGCAATTATATCTGCTTTGTTTTTTAGACCATCTGTATCAACGGCGAAATCTTCCGCTATTTTCTTTAACTCAGATACCTTAAGTGTATCAAATGACATTTTATCTCCTAAACTAGTTAATGCAATTATATCACTAAGAAATTAAAATGAAAAGCCCCTAAAATTAATTAGGGGCCTTTCTTGCAAGTCTTCTTAATAAATTAAATTATGAAGCGACCTTAACGTTCTTAACAACTACCCAAGCATCTGCCTGCTCAATCTGGACACCAACACGAGTATACATTGTGTACTCAATTGCGTCCTTCTTTGGCCAGAAGAAGCGGTATACAGTTACATCACGCTTGATACCAATAACTACGTTATTTGGGAATGTCAAGTGGATATCTCCGTGATTACCTGTCTCTCCTGAGTAATCGCCATCCTGTGCTTCAGGAAGTAGTGGAACTTCAACGATTGGAATACCAAATGCGAATGGAGCTACATAACCTGCTGGACCACCTAGTGGCTGTACACCTTGTCCACGGATTACGCTTGAAGCGATATCCTGTGGGATAGTGTTGTTTGTTCCAATGCTGTTAGCATATAGGAAATCTTGGATCAGGTTTGAACCTGCCAAGAAGCGAAGATCTGAACGGCGCTGCTTGTACTTACGTGGCATTGCCTTAAGAGCGCTGTTAAATACAGCACGACTTACTCCAGCTCCACCAGCATCAACAACACGACCGTTTGTCTTAGCCTTCTTAACTACACCATCAAATGCCTTGTAAAGATTATCTCCTGTCAAAGCTGTGTTACCGTTTAGAAGAACATCTTCAATATCGTTACCTGCCTGTGTTGCCATCATGCGGGCGATATGGTCTTCAAGATCAGCACCTTCAATATTGTCTTCTAGAGACTCTGTTGATAGTTCCCAATCTAGACGAAGCTTCTTTGTTGTTAGTGATATCTTTGAGAAAGATACCGCTGCGTTTGTACCTGTATTGTCTGCTTCAGTTGCGAGAACCATAAGCTTCTCACCTACTGACATACGATCAATTTCGGTTGTATCAGATCTCATTCTAACTGTACGTGCGACCTTACCAATTACGGTTGCGTCGAACATATAATCTAGAAAGCGGGCTGATTGTTCTGGATTGAGAAGTCCACCTTCTCCTTCAGAACCAACGTGAATACCAGTTGTAGCTACTGCTGCACCTGTCATGTTAGCTGTAACGTGTGTGTTAGCCGCTACTGCTTTTTCTAATGTTTCATTGCTCATTATATTTTCACCTACCTTTTTATTTTAAAAGTTCATTTACGGAACCGAGGAAAGAACCGTTCCATTTTGATTTCTTGATTGTTACTTCCTGAGACCCGCCAAGGTCTGAGGACTTCTTAATTGCAGTCTCTGATTCTACTGCGTCGACACGCTTTTCAACATTACCAATCGTGTTCTTGATATTTTCTACAGCCTTTGATAGTGCTGCATGCTGTTCTGCCAATTCTGAAATTTTAACATCTACGCTCTTGCTAAAAGTCTCAACGGTATCTTTAATACCTGAAACCTGTAAAGCATTTGCTTCAGAAGCCTTATTCAGAGTCTCAGAGAAAAAGCCTTTTAGATCGCCAAGCATCTTTGCAAAATCAGGTTCATCAACCTCAACTTCGGATACGTCGGCTGCTTTTTCCAGAGTTTCGGCAGGAGCGTCTGCTACTGCATCTGCAGGAGCCTCAGCTGGTGCTTCTTCAGCAACAACTGATGTTTCTTCTACGGCTGCTTCTGATGCTACTGCATCTTCTACAACTACGTTTTCTGTATTTTCTGACACTTCATTACCTCCTTCTGCGTTTGCCTGTTTTGCAATTGTTTGTGTATCAGGCAACGTCAATCTTGATTGCTTGTGTGAATCAAGAATTTTATTTATTTCTTTTGATTTGTTAATATCATTAGACTCTACCCAGCCAATTAATGATGCTGGTTTTCCAGAAACAGGTGAAGTGTATTCTTTTTCTGTTGACATGAATACAGTATCGCTTTCTTCACAATAAAAAATATTTTCCATTTTTGTTTCTGCTGCAATACCTTTAAACATCAACTGTCCATTCATCTTCTGAATAGAAAGGATGTTGCATAGTTCATTTGCAGGTGAATCAACTACTGAAAGTTCCATCAAAGAATATTCTTTAATAAATCTTACTGGCTTTCCTGTTGACTTGTTAACTTCATTTTCTGAATCAATAATCTTACCGCCGATTGAAAATCCTTGAAGAGTTCCATCTAGAATTTTTTCCCATGTATCTTGTGCACCTTTTGAAATGTAAGCATCTACATACACGCCATTAAAAAATTGACCGCTCTTTGCATCAAAGTAAGTTTCTGGTTTGAATGAAACCATTTTGCCTACAGATATCGAACCATGCATTTCACGAATGTTTCCACGGAAACTTTCAAATGCTTTTATGCTAGCTTCTGATGTTACTACATCGCCAGTCTGATCAAGATTGTCTAGTGTTGCAAATCCTGATACGGTACGCTTTTCACGGTTGACCTTAGTAAATGGGACTGATAAATTAATATTATCGCCATCTGATGACCATAGTGATTTTTCAATATTCATATGCTTTATTATATTTATTTATGTATAAAAAGGCAAATAAACAGTTGAGTAGTATCAGTCAACTTGTCTACCTTCTCCTTGAGGATTTCTAGATTCCCCAGAAGTATCTGGAGAATTGTTGCTTCTTTCCTGTCCTCTGGCTCTGGTATTTCCAGCCTGTGACCTGATTTCTGCTTGAGCCTCTGGCTTTAAAATAACAACTTCATCTCCTCCATCAAGTGGCACCATGCCTCTTCTAATACGGACTTCATTTGGAGTGATAACCTGCATTCTTAAATATCTTTCATCAATCTTAGATTGAGTATCTTCATCTGTCAGGCTTAATTCATTAAATTTCAGTTGTAAGGCATCTGTCATTTCTTGAATTATTTTATTTAATTTCTTTTCTAAAATATCTTGGATTGGCTTACATACCTGCTCTTTAAATGTCTTATCTGCATCACGAGCATTTGCAAGAGATATTCCTTGAGGACTTCCAATCTTAGAAATTGGAACACGGTGAGCCATCAGAATTTCATCTCTATTGGACTGCCTATAAACATTAAATGATGATTCCTGAGTACCAGCTTCAATTGGTTCCATTTTAAATTCAACCTTTGAATCTGGCGAATCTGCTGGAAGTGGGATATAAAGTGAGCGGTGATTTTTTCCTTTAAGACCAACCTGGAAAAATTCTAAAAGTTTACGCTCTGAGTCTGGAGAAAGCTTTGCTCCCTTTACTGTAATAATATAACGTGGGACGGCTTTATTTTCAAAGTAATCAAGGTTATACTTTCCAGCAAATTCATTACCAGTCATAGCATTTTGTGCAGCAATAATATCTGGGATTCCATAGTAATTATTTTTAGGAGTATACTTTTTAAAATGAATAATTTCGTTTGGTCTGTCTAGGCCACCAGCAATTGGATTTACAGTATCTTGATCTCCAAAATTACGGAAGAAAACAGCCTTGCCATAAAGAAGCTGAATAAACCCATCACGCAAACGTCGTACACGCATTGTCTTTGAAGGAATATGGCCAATATATCCTATCTTGCCAGATGTCGTTCTGCCAATTTCCAAGAAGCCATTTCCTGTTGCTTCTACATCAGTATAAAATTTAATTAATGTCTCTTTAAATGTTTCTTCATCATTGCATTCTTCAAGCCATTGATGCAGATCCTGTCTTAGCTTATCAAGCTTTCTACGAGCTCTTTGAAGTTGTGCATCGTTGCTAATCTCGTCAATTGCATCTACGGTTTTTCTTGTCTCAATAAAATCAAAACCTAATCCTACAATATTAGAAACTTTTGCATTAATTGCAGAATAGTTATATGGTGAAATCTCATAAATTGTAGACAAGTATTCTAGATTGTATGGTGGCTCAACAAGATCAAACATTGCATATCCAGTAACCGCCTGCTGCAATAAGTTCTGTTGTGTGGCTGTGCCGTCTATACCAGTAAATCTTTTCTGTAAATCTCTATTCATTTTACGACGAAATGTTGAACTTAGACCAGAAACTTTTGATAAAGATTCTCCTTCAATTTTAAATGGGTCGTTGCTTACAACATTTTCAGGAGCACTAAATCTCATCCAGTCGTCTAAATTTGAAACCTGAAGGCTTTCTGTATTTGACTCTTCTTCGTGTATCATATTATTTTCCACCTCTTAATTTTTTCATTTCATCTTTATGGTTTCCAATATCTAATGGATCTGGTACCAGGCCCCACTTTAATCTTTCATTTTGATATTCAAATTCTTCATCATCAATTTTTCTACGACCAGCTAAAAATTTTGGCTGACCATCATGAATACCATAAGAACGGACCTCTCTAGCCAATGCGTCTATTCTTGAACGGTTTCCTTTTGTAGAGGTTACTGATAAAAAGTTTCCATCGTCGTCACCTATCCAGCGTCCGTCTGGCATTTCCCAAACATAGATTCCAAGCCTGGTGACATCTTCTACAACTTGAGAGTTTATTTTATTGATATCCATAGGTTATCATTTTACCATTCTTTATAGTCAAAGTCCATATTTTGTCATCCTGATTGACAAATTATCTTGTTGAAATAACTATCCATTCGCTATTTGCATAGTTTATACCATTATCTGTCATGGTCATTACAGAATCTGATGACGCCAAAACTGGTCTAGATGTATACTCAGAGTAGTGGCGAAGGGCTTCTGTGCCACTTAAAGCCTTCTGATAAATTGCTATATTGTTAAACGAATTTGACGGTCCTCCAGAGGTATTATAATTAAACTTGATATCTCCAGTTATTGCAGAGGTAAATCTAATGACAACATGATGAATTTGATTAGCGTTGAAAATTGAAGATACTGAGGTGGCTGAGGATCTATCTACACCATTTACATATATGGCTGCTATATTTGTTTTAGAAATTGCTCCAGCACCATTCCAAGATAGGTTTGCAGAGGTATTATTTATTAGAGTGCTTGCTGTCAATGCAGAAGGATTGTAGAAAAATTCTAAAGTGTTTATATTTAAATCGCAATTTATTTTAAATCCGCCTGTGGCTGATGTTTGAACTCCGTCCTTGTCCATCCTAATAAGTGTTGGATAATTAAATGATGCTATATCATATTCGTCAGAAGAGGTTATGAAGTATTTGCTATTATCGCTATATAGATCTTTTGTGTCGTAAAATTTTACCCTAAGATTTAAAAATTTAGGAAAATATTTTGAAGCATCCAATGTTGTAAAAGTTACCTTTAAATATATAATTCTATTTCCAAGAGTTTCTGCCTTATTATACAATGGCAAAGATGAGTTGTTTGTTAAAGTATAAGGATATGTAATTCCGTCTGTTCCCATTTCAACAACTATATTTTTATCAGACTGCCACTCTATCTTTGACGAAATAACATTTAACGTAGAAGGCAACATTATTGTATCAAAAAGAATTAAAGACTTCTCTCCAGTAGACTTATAAAAACCTATGTACTTTCTGTCGCTCTCATAATATGTGTCAGTAGTCATTCCAAGTTCAATTTGTTGTGGGTTAAACTCGTGTACATATGATGGCTTAAGGTTTTCTTCGTGTGTGGAAAAGAAAAACCCGTTATCTTGATTTACTATTTGAAATGCGTTTACATGATAAATACCGTATGAATAATGCGACTCAACTTTTTTATCTGAAAGAGCGTATCTATAAACAGCTGGTGCTTCTACTAAAAATGAATCTGATGCATTTAATGTTGGCCCAATTTTAAATGGGCCTGTAGTAGAGTTTGTAAATTTAAAATCAGAAATTGATTTTGATGAAGCTAATATTCCGTCTACAAATATTTGCATTGAGCTTGTAGAATATGTTGCAACTAAATGGAACACTTTATTTCTGCTATTTAAATTGTAGTAAAGTTCTTCATTGTTTAATCTAAACAATATATTACTATTTTCATAATATATTCCAATACCGTTTGTTTCATCTGCGAATATCGTTGTTCTATTAGATGTTGTTATATTTGGACGAAACCAAACCTCTAAAGAAAAATCATTATCTGAAGTTTTTATATTTCCAAATCCTCCACCTGAAACTGCTGTTCCATAAAAGTTTTTTGTTACTGGTAAAGATATTGATCCAGAATTATTTATGTTTCCAGAATAGGTTCCGCCCATAACTAGAGGAATTAAGTTTTGCAAGGTTACGCTTGTATATGTCCCATCGTTTCCGCAACCAGATGCATCCACTGCAGTAGTTCCAGAAGATTCATCTAGCGGCCAAAATCCTATTGGATTGTCCTTTAAAACTTTTACTCTATAAGACATAAATAGATTATATCAGAATATTAACCTTCTGATGGAAGTGAATCTAGTTCTGCCTTATGTACTGTTATGGCAGCCTCTAGAATTTGCAAGGACTTCTGTGCATTTTCTGCACCTTCAACATCTTCTAATCCTTCACAAGTCTTCTTGTTAAGAGAATGTTGATATGCCTCTGCAGCAAACTGTGAAATTCTTTGCTCTAAAATGGCTCTTTTTTGTTCTACTGAAAGTAGTGCTGTATAGTCAATTGACATTTTTATTCTTTCTCATAATAAACGCTATAAGCTTTTTATAACGTTGTTCTATTTTTTTTTCTAGATCTAAATGGCTTTCTTTATAATTTTCTGTTTGAAAATAGGGAGAGTACATTTGATTGCAAAAATGTTTTCCTGCTCTTCTTGTATATGGACTCATAATATAATTATATCAAAGGTATATTCTAGAGCTTTTTGCAAACGTTATGCATCTATATTTTTAAACATCCAGTGGCTTGGAACCATGTACTTAAATCCACTTTTAACTAAATGCGCTGTGTGGTGGTAAGGCGGTGATGAAGGAAAGATAACAATACTTCCAGCCTTTGGTTTAATAGAAACTGTTAGAGCTTCTTTATTTTCTATAACGGCTACATTAAAATCTTCAGAAGGCTTACCTTCAATAATAGGAGCATCTGGGGACTTGATCGTGAATGAAAGCTCTCCACCCTCATAGTCGTCATTCAAATACATGACCATAGAATACTTTAATCTTTTATCTCCCTCTTGTTGATCATAATGTGCACCCATAAATGTACCAGCTTTATACTTTTTGATTGGAAAAACTGGGTAGAAATTTGGCTCTTCTTGATCTCCTTGTGCTAAGGCGTAATCTTTGCATGCTTCATAAAATGCATTATTTATAGCATGAAAAATATAACTTACATCATTAGAGTCTGCTGGCTGAGACTTTTCCTCCTCATTAGCATAGATAATCTTTTCTGTTCCATAGTTATACATTTCACCGCTACATGAGTCCCAGCTAGACCATTTTGATATAGAGCTGCCAAAGTCTTTAAGCTCAGTTGACTCAATAACTTCTAGTAGCTTTTTTGGATCTTCAAAAACATCTGTATAGTAATAAATCTTTTCTTCTAATACTTCTCTATTCATTATCGTCTCCTTTAAATTTATACTTTTGTCCATCTAAATCAAGCTTATATCCTTCTTTTAATAACTCTTGCCATTCTGATCTTTCAACTTCTTGAGCCTCTCTAATCTTCTTCATTTCTTCTGCCCAAGCATCTCTAACTTCTTGAGGATAATCTGATTCTGCTCTATCATCCCAGAAAGATCCAATTGTATATCTTGTTCCTTTTGTAATTATAGTAACCTCATGCATATTTTCAAAACCTCCGTCGAATGCCGCAAGCATTCCTACCTTTGGTCTAATTGTTAAATTCTGGGAAGGAAAACTTAGTAAGCCACCCTCAAAATCATCATTAAGATATAAAAATGCTGCGTATCTACTTCTAGCAAAAGGACCTGTATTTCCCTTTTCATCAGTATTGTCTGAGTGTATTCTGGCATATGCACCTGGTTCCCACTTTTGAGTGTGAAAACCTATTTCAAAAATACTAGACACATCTTTATTTCCAACCTCTGCAACTGACTCTATAAACTTATTCTTTAAATTAGAAAAGAAGTTAGATGGCAAACCAAATTCCTCTAACTCTGAGTCTCCGTCTTGTGGCGTAACTGAAGAGTATGACTCGTAAAAAGAAATTGGCATCCAAGAAATCTTTCCATTAGATGCCTGCTTATCCAATACTTTTATTACAGCAGAACATTCTTCTGGCGAAAGAAAATCTTCATAAACAAAAATATTATTAGTATGTTTAATTAAATTCATGGCTTGTTCTCTCCAGTGTGCTTTATGATTGTCCAAAAAAATGGACATGTGTATCTAATACCACTTTTAATTTCAGTTACTCCATGTATAAAATTCTTATCTCCTGGGAAGAAGTAGGCTGCTCCACGCTTTGGCTTGAACTGAATTCCTTGTAATGGGAAATATAGTTCTCCGCCTTCGTAGTCATCGTTTAAATAAAATAAACTTGCTATGTCGTAGTAAGGAAAGTCATTTGGCAATCCAGCATCAGGTCCATCATGTAGTTCTTTATCTGCATGCGGATTTTGCAACTGTCCTGGTAGCCATCTAACTATTGTTTGTCCTGTTGGAACTGCTACTACATTATAAAAATTTTCAATTACTGGCTTAAGCTTTTTAAATAAGCCTTCTATTACTGGACCTATGGCTGGATCATTCTTATCTAAAGAAGGTCTGCTAGCCACCCTGTCCTTCCAATAATCTGCATCATAGATGACTGTGCCGTTTTCGTTTGTATGGCTTTCAGTTACATCCCAAATTTTAATATTTCTAGCAGCGTTTTCTAAAAAATTAATCTCATCTTCAGTCATAAAATTTTCTAGCTCAACTATCATGTCTTTGCTATTTCCAAAAAATCCAGACGGGGTGATTGACTTTCTTTCTTCGTGGCTCATGTTCATTATATCCATAATTACATTATATCATTTCTCTTTTTGGTATTGTCTAGCACTGAAAGTCTTATTACCTTTGTTTCATGAGAACCAAGGCTTTCGCCTTTTTCATTGACAGCATCCCTATACCAATCTGTCCATTTACCCTGTTTATTTATTTCTTGAGCTGCCTCTCCATAGGATCTATGGGCATGCTCTCTTTTTCTATCAGGATCAGAATAATCAAAAATATTAATTTCTGTGTCATTCATAGCAGTTAATGATATAGGAATAATTGTTGCTAACGGAGTACCAGACTTTATAACTATATTTTTATTTGCTGACCTTGCTTTAATTGCCAACGGTAAAGATACATCGAGCCAAGATGTACTTATTAATGAAGACATTGTTTCAAAATCTTCATTAAAATAATTAACTGGATTTATAGTCAAAAGGCTAATATTCTCATCTGTTCTAAAAGTTAATCCAGTATTAAAACTTACAGTAGACTGTCCTCTTCCAGAATAAGTAAATTCTGTCCCCTTTGTAATCTGAACATTTTCTGAGCTCGTATCATTAATGCCATTCCAGGTAAACTCAACATCTTTTTCTGAGTACAGGTACCAACCAACCATATTTGCTTGTGTAACTGGGAAACATCTATAGGCATGCTTTTCTGGTGTATCATCCATCCAATTTCTTTTAATTGACATTGGCGCTATAGATATTACTGAGTCCATAGATTTTTCAACAGATATGTTAAGCATTAGTCCTCGTCTGGTCGATACATCTCAGGGGTGTGAAACTTTTTATTGTAATCAAGCATTGTAACAATTGAATACTTTGTGCCGCTATGAACTGGCATAGCTCTGTGCGGGTACATGAAATTTGATGGGAATATATATAGATCTCCAGCTTTTGGCTTAATGCTTAAATCTTGAAGTCTAAAGTAAAGTTCTCCACCTTCGTAATCATCATTAGGATAAGCAACTAAAGAAACAGTACAGTTGTAAGAAAAACCATGATCATGGTGCTCTTGAAAGTGTTGTCCTGGACCATACTTAATAAAATTAAATGCTTCCCAGTATTTTAACTCCATGATATTATAGTCTCGTCTATAATCATCAACTGCAGCAGATTGAGCATCATATACATCCTGCCACAAATTTTGTAGCTGCAAAGAAGTCTCACTCTTATCAAAATGTAAGTCAGTTTTCTTAAATTTAAAATCTGTGCAGTCTCTATAGTCTGGCATCAATTCTTTATACCCAACATATGCTGGCTGCCAAGCATATCTATTTGTTGTTCCAACTGGTGCTAACAAATTCTCTAAACGATTGATTACATCAAACTCTGGTTTGATGACATTTGAATAGCGAACAATACCATTTCCAAGATTTTCTTTATCTGTCCATGTTTTCATAATATTACCTATATTCTCTTCTGGACCAAACTTTGTCCTTATAGACTCCACCATCTGGAACCCTATATTTTTTAGCGTTATTAAAAAATTCTAATTGTATTTCTCTTTCAGATAAGAACTCTTTCTCATGATACCAGTTTTCTCTTTTAAATGGAAGTATCTGCATGTAAGGAGTTCCTGCTGGAACTGTTCCCTCCCAATCTTTTATTATAAAAAATGGGAAAGACCCAGAAAGATTTACTTTATCATTATCCACAATCCCAGTTGTATTTAAAAATGGCAAATCGAATCTATTCATTGGAGTCATGTATAAGCAACTATATCCTTCTGGAAGAGTTAGACCCCAATCTGGAAACCATGAAAAATGATCTTCATAATATCCAACTGGATGTTTGAATTGCAGCATTGGGGGCCGTTTAGTACAAAAAGATCTATATCTTTCGTCTTCAACTTTTACATCTATCTTTCCATAGTCATTTTTAAAAAATGTAATATCGCAAGGGGTTTTTAAAACATAACCAGTCATAAATGCATCTAGAATAGCTGGACATGCTTTCCAGGTTGGAATCATGCCATAGTCATTAGTTGTTCCTTCTTTTGGAAATGGACAAACTGCTTGTGGAGCCTTATAGTATTCTCCATTTGGCATCTTTGCAAATCTATCTGCCTCTTTATACCAATCTGGAATCTCTGATTGTGTTGGAGATGGTACTGACGGACTATCCTCTGTCAACGAAGAATTAGTCCCTCTAAATAAAATTAAATGGCTTGAATTTTCATTTTGCATTAATGAGACCTACTGCTTAAATCAGTCATAACGACTACACAGTATTTTGTACCACTCTTCATTGGCAAAGATGCATGTTCATAAACATAGTTTGAAGGAAACACTGCTATGTCTCCAGACTTTGGAGTGTATACTAAATTATCTAATCTTGGGAATTGAAGTTCTCCGCCCTCATAGTCATCGTTTATATAGATAACAGCTGATACTGTACAGTTATAGGCTGGGCCATGATCTGCGTGTATTCTAAAATGCTTTCCTTCTCCTTCATACTTTACAAAGTTAAAGGCTTCGTAATACGTTATATTGATTCCCCAGTATCTACAATAGTCGTCGATACACAACTTAAGCTTTTCATAAATCTCTTGATGCAAATCAATTAACTCTGCATTGTTATCATTTCTTGGGCCAAGGTTTTCTTGCTTGTATCTAAAGTCAACACAGTCTCTAGCTTTTTTAACTGGCGTTGTTGAGTTTGTTACTTGAGCCTCAGACCATCGATAAACTTTCCCATCTGTCAGATTTGACTCAAGAGTAGAAATATATCTTGTTGCATCTTCTCTTGAAAAAACATTGTGATAGATATTTAGACCTAGACCAGGGTTCGTTGTTGTTATTAAACTATTAACCTGTCTTTCAGTCATTCTATTTGCAGCTGTTTCTGATCTATCCTTGTTGAACCAATGATCTTGTTGGTCTGCGTATTCCATTAAATTATTCCTGTCTCTATAAGTAAATTATACAATATCTTGTAAATTTTTTAAAGTGGCTCTCTTTTCCATTTTTTAATTGGGCATTCAGCATCTGCAAGCATTGTTTTTGCAGGCATAAAACAACCACATAACTTACACTGTTTTGTTATTTGAATAAAATTTTCACAAGACATACATGTGTCAAGCCTATTTTTAATAATATCTTTATCTTCTATATGTTTATGTGGATCAAACAAATGCCATGGTCTTGAATCACCAAGAGATTTTTTCCATTCTTCCCATTTTGACATACTTATTCTGGTCCTCTAAAACTAGAGCCGTTCCAAATATCTCCTTTTGAAACAAATTGATCATCTTGTAACTTTAGAAAGACTATATCTTGCATAAATGCTGCGTCAAACATATAGTCAGTTAAAGTTTCTGGTGTTTGGAATATTGTTAAAAATATCTTATTGTCACATAGAAGAGAATAGCTTTTTGATACATCCCAGTTCAAATTCATTGGTGCAAAAGAATTTCCTCCTGAAAAAGAATTTCCGTCCCAAACTGCATTTGTGCAACCATCATTCTGAAATGGGGTTGTGTTCATTCCTATGACAGGCAAGCCACTATTAATTACATTTTCGCATCTTTCAACAAATGGTGCTGGTGGATCTGAGTAGTCTGATAACGTATGAAATATTTCGTACTCAGTTTCATTTATTTTAGTGCCAATTGCATATCTATACATGTATCCCCTTTTCTATTCTAATAGTATCATATTATAATAAAGATTTCAATAGTTTAAAATTATTTAAACTGCACATCCACAAATACATCCAGGACCAAAACTTCCTGGGAAACATCCTGAACATGCAGATCCACAGGCTGACCCAAAGAACGGTGGGAAGAAAGGTGGGAAGAATGGGAAGTACGGTGGGAAGAACGGGAAGAACGGTGGGAAGAATGGGAAGTAAGGGAAGAATGGGAAGTAAGGGAAGTACGGGAAGTACGGCGGGAAGAATGGGAAGAACGGTGGGAAGAACGGGAAGTAAGGGAAGAATGGGAAGTATGGGAAGTAAGGGAAGAACGGTGGGAAGAATGGGAAGAAAGGAGGGAAGAACGGGAAGAACGGTGGGAAGAATGGGAAGTAAGGGAAGAATGGTGGAAAGAAAGGAAAGTAAGGGGGAAAGAAAGGAAAGAAGGGAGGAAAAAACGGAAAGTAAGGCGGGAAGAACGGTGCAGAAACAATAGTAGCCATTACAACTCCTGTGGCTTTTTTATTATTCTTGTCTTTGCTATCGTTTTCTTTTGATGCCATTAGGAAAGACCATTTCCTCCGATAATCCACTCTGTAGCAGTTATTTTTACTAGAGTGGCCATGCCATTTGAAGCTAATGTTCGGCTTCCTGTATTTGCTGTATTCGCTTGTCTTAAAGTATCAGTTGTTATTGCAATTGTTGTTGTTACGCCATTTCCATTTACAAAAACAATAGTTGTGCCAATTGGCAACGCAACTGATGCGTTAGCTGGTATCGTTACCGTTTGACCACTAGTTGTTATATACAAATGTTTTCCTGCATCTGCTGCAGTAATACCATATGCGCCAGTAATAGCATTTCCACTGTTTCCACGAGGCATACCCATATATCCTGATGCGTTTGCGCTTGATTCAGTTGTTCCGTCTGCTGGATACTCTACAGTTTTAATTGTAGAAGATCCAAGAATAATACTAGTTACTGATGAAGTAAATATACTCGCTACGGACGCATTATTAGATGCAATTGTTGGTGATAGAGCATTTATATTTAAAACTCCACCAATACTTAATGTAGATGACGTTGTTATGGGCTGTAAGAAAGTTGAAATTCCGTTTACAGAAAGCCTATTACTGACTGCCGCTGTCGGTAGCTGTAAAGTATCATTAGCATAAGGATAGCTAACTTTAGTAATAGGCATTCAGGTTTATACCTTTCTTATGCTTGTGCTTCAGTCCAAGATAGACGTCCGTATACTGTTGCAGATGCAGCACCTAGATTTCTAACAACAATAGTCATAGTATCTGGACCATCTGGATAAATTCCAGAGTTTGCATTTGCTCCACCTCCGCCAAGAATTGAGTTTCCTAGATCTCTAACTTGAGTTAAATCTAGTCTATCTGTTCCTTGAACAAAGAAACCTCCAGCAACTTCACCACCAGATACAGTAGTTGTACCACCAGCATAAGATGCAATTTGTGCAAGTGAAGAGTTTGTTTGTGCTGCGTTTGCAACTGCATTTGTCCAAGCGGTTGCAGATGATGGCGTTCCATTAAGAACTGTTGTAACTAAAAGAGGCTGAGCTGTTCCAGTAAACGTAAAGTCCATAGCATTTAGCTTTAGCTGCATTCTATTAATAACTTCACGAGCACCAAATGCGCCAATTTGACCATTATCAGCAGAAGGTGCTACACGAATAGACATCAATGCAATACTTGATCCAGCTGTAATTGTAGTTGCTGTTGTCTGTCCAAATGTAAAGACAAGTGACTTATCATCATCAAATCGTCCATCCATAATTGCTGATGTTCCCCAGTGAGACACTGAAGGTGAAAAACCTGGGAATGCTAGCTCAACAGTTGTTGGAGCAGTAGCAGAGTATGTAAATGTTTGAGCTGTATTTGCAATTGGTGCAAATATAAGCTGTGGGTTTGCAGCAGTTACTGCTTCATTTAATGTAATTGTTGTTCCAGAAATTCCTGTTACAAATGTTCCTTCTGGAACTGGGTTGGGGTTAGTTGAAGAGTGAACTCTTTGTCCTATTTGAATTCCAGAAGCGGATGCTACTGTTCCAGAAACTGATCCAGAGGACCAGGTAGTTGATGTTCCAGCTACTGCTGAACCAGCTTGACCACGAGTTAATCCTGTGAATGTAGTTGCTGTTTTACCAGTATAATTTACTCCTTCAAGAGTAGAACCATTTCTTACAATTAATGTTCCAGTAGATGGAAACTCTGCTGTAGATGCTACAGTAAGGGTTGTATCTGCTGAACCAAGCGTAGCTGTTGTCTCTGTAAATGGAGACTCAGTAATTGTCTCATATCTTGCAGGAAGGTTTCCAGAGCGCATATAAGCTTCATTATTAACATTGTTATTTGCTAACTTGTGAACATATATTACATCTCCTTCAGGACCTCTTACGCCCCATCTAACAAATCCTGCTCCATACCAAGAATAGTCAATATAAAACATCTGCATCTTTGATAAATCAATGTTGTATCCTGATGGACCAGTGCCATCTATTTTATCTAAATTAAATGATGATTGTGGAATTCTTGTTTCAACTACCTTTGTTACTGTTCCATAAGTAAGAGTTGTTCCACGATAAGCTGGTGAAATTGTCATAGATGTATCTGATGCAATATTAATTACACGATATGTTTGTCCACGAAGAACAATAGAATTTCCAACTTTAAGCTGCTTAGCAAATCCTGTCGGATACTGTGCATCTGTTTGTGTTACAGTATTAGATCCTGCAGTTACCGAAACTCTTCCGCCAATTTGAAGTGTTGCGGATCTACGAACTGCGTATAATTGCTGACCATCAAATTCCCAGAACAATCCATTCTGTGAATCAAAAGCTCCTAAGCGATTTTTAGCTCCATACCAAGAACCAACAGCAACTGATGGGTCTCCAGATGCTGGGCTTGCTGAAGGTGTTGATAAAGCTGTATATGTAAATGTATTAAATCTTGGACAAGAAACAACTGTAAATGTTCCGTTATAAGCAGATTCTGTTGCTCCAGATACAGTTACTTGAATTCCAGCCTGCATTCCATGAGCTTCACGAGTCGTCACTGTGACAGTCGTTCCAGAAGATGTTATCTGATCTACTGTTGCGTAAGGCTTTAAAAGTGTTCCAGAAGAAATCTGAATTCCTTTACCTGACTGATATCTGAAGTAACGTCTTGTTTGTCTTGATTGAGAAACATTGTTAGATGAGCTATTTGCAGAGAAAAGAACTCCTCCGTCAAAAGGTCTATGAACAACTTGTGACTGAGGTCTGGAATATACCAGTGCGCCAGTTGCAGTTAATGCTGATGGAACTCCAGCTGTTGGATTTGCAAAATATGAAAATACAGTTGGAGATGTAACTGATGCTACATAAAAATTACCGTTTGGAGGATTTGTTCCAGTAATACCAGTTATTGCAATTTCATTTCCTGGCATTAATCCATGAGGAACTGTTGTTGTTACCTGTACTCTAAGATCTGTTCCAGTTACAGATAGTGTCGGAGCTGCTCCAATTGCTGAACCAGTATACAGTGTTCCAGCTGTGACTAATGTTCTTGATGAGTCAAAAAGAGCTGTAATTGATGTGTAGTTTACAGAACGAGCAGTATATGTAAATGATGTATTTAAAGTTACTGACTCTATAATAAAGTTACCATTTGCAAATGGAAGATTTGTATCACGAACAAATATTGGGGTTCCGACTGCTAGACCAGTTGTGCTTGGAAGAGAAACTGTTACAACACGTGCATTTGCACTCATTGTAATTGCAGTTACGCCTGACAAAATTGTTTGATTTTCATAAGCCCAAGGACGATTATTCACAAGGGCAATATTTTCCCATTTTGTTGTCTGTTGACCAAACTCAAAGTCTGTATCAATAAGTGACTGTGGCTGTGATGTACGTAGTTTATTTACAGGATCCAAAAGAATTTCTGATGGTGAGAATTGCTCTGTATACTCATCAATTACAATAGAAAGCTTGTCATTATTTGACATTGCCGCTGTATTATAATTTAATACAATTGTTGTTGTAGAATTGGCACCAGAAGATGAAACTGTATAGGAGGTAGCCTTAAGAGAGGGATCTGAGAAGTTATAAATAACCTGTCCAGTTGTTACATTTGTTATTAGTATGAGTGTTTCTTGTGGGATATACTTATTGATTACCACCGTTTTAGTTGAAGCGGTAAATGAATATCCACCCTCTGTTAATACTTTTCTTGCCATATTCTTATCCTCCTAGTAATATATCCAGTGCTTTGAAAGGATATGTTCTTGTTCTTGTTGTTGTTACAGCTCCAGGCATTAATCTAGCGTCAAACTCAGATCCAGCAGGAACCGCCTCAGAAAACTGTAATTGTCCATCGTTATCCACAAAGAATCCTCTTCGTGATACTCCAGACATCCAGACATAATCTGGGGAATCTATATATTGCATTATACCATTGATGGTTAGCAAAAGTCGAAAAGGGTTTGATATTGTTACTTGAGACCCTTGATATTTTGGAATAAACCTAGATGTTGACCCATTAAATTCATTTGAAATATCATCTAATGGAATTATATCTTGAGGTGCTATAGGAACATTAGAAGATGTCCAGTCTATTCCTAATCCAGGCACTCTAAATCTATTGATAGAAGCATTTCCTATTGTAACTTCATTAGATACTGTTGCAGATGATCCGTCAGCATCTCGTCCAATAATTATATTATTTGACCCTGTTGTAATTGAGTCTCCAGCAAAACCGCCTATAAAAACATTAGAATTACTTTTTGAGTTGTAGCCTGCCAAAGTACCAATTGCAATATTATGACTTCCTGTTATATTGCTAAATAATGCATCTTCTCCACCAATAGCCACGTTATGAGATCCAGTAGTTGTAGAATATAAGCTGTCATATCCTACGCCAACATTTTTTGCACCCGTTGTTAAGCTAGCTAAAGAAGAATTACCAATACCTGTGTTAAGTTCAGCAGCAGAAGTTACACCAGCTGCAAATTGAAATCCAGCTTTTGTTCCAACAAATGTTGAACCACTTTGAGATGGCATATAGAGGCCAGCTTGTCTTCCTATTGCAGCATTTGACAGATATTGATTTAAGTCTTCTGTAAGACCAAGTACTATTCCTGCTACTGTTGGGGATGCAGGAGATGACCCGCCACCTGCTAAAAGATTAGACCCTACTCCAGCTGTTGCTGCAGACAAGTCTATATATGCTCCACGAGTAGTTCCGCCAGCTTCAAAAATTCTTAATCTATTTTGATAAACATCAATTACAACGTTAGTTGATAGAGTTGAACCAGAGGATGGAAGGGCTAACTGTATTTCTCCGCCTTCATTTACGGCAGAATTATTGGATTTTAAAATTCCTGCAGCAACTATGTCACCAGATGTAGTGGTAATAGTACTACCAGCATCTATGCCATTTTTAACTCTAAAGTTTTTATCTTGTGTTGCCACAGAAGTTCACATATCCCTTCTTTATTAATTAAACTGTTATACTGCTATTACAGTTCTCATTGCCTTTGCTACTAATCCGCCGTTTCCTGTAGTTGGAGTAACTGTAATTGTTACTGTTCCAGCTGCAAGAGTTGCAGTAATTGTGAATAAATCTCCAGATGTCATAACGTTACCGTATTCTGCAATATGAACATCTGCAGCATTTACAGTAACTAGTAATTCTGTTAATTCACGCTCATTTCCGCTTGTTCCTTGAACCATATACTTTGCAGAGGTAAATGATGCTACTGCAAATGTATCCAAGGTATAACCAGTTCCAGCAGTCGCACATGTGACTGTTGAGGAAGAAATTTGTCCATTTGTAAGTCCTACAGAAACCTTATTTGTTAGAGTTTCTGCACCAGCCAATGTAGCCAATGTTCCAGTAGTTGGAAGTGTTACGCTTGTATTTCCAGTTGCTGTAAATGTTTGTGTAAATGAACCAGAGTGTGTAACGTTTCCAGCTAAAGATAGTGTTCCAGTTCCAAATGTTAATGATGAACCAGATCCTGCAGTTGTTAGCAGTGTTCCAGATGTTGGAAGTGTAACATTTGTAGCACCTGTTGTTGTAAGAGTTAGAGCATTAGCGCCAGATGTTGTAAATGCGGCGGCAGTGCTAATATTTCCACCAAGAGTAATTGTATTCGAACCATTATTTACTCCAGTACCACCATATGTGGCACCAATTAACGATCCTTGCCAAGTACCTGTTCCAATTGTTCCAAGGGTTGTAATAGAAGTCTGTCCAACATAAGTAGATGCAATATCTACTGCATCTGCAGTTACAGTAATTCTATTTGTAGTTCCTGCAACATCATACGCATTGCCATTTTGTACTAAACCAGCACCTGCTGTTGCAGTAGATGCACCTGAGAACTGTGACCATGTAACAGCGTCTGTTCCAATTGTAGTAATTTTTGCAGTTTGTACCCAAAGAGTTGTTCCATTTGCAGTTCCTGCTGATACGTATACAAGATCTCCTGCTCCCATTTCTGGAGTAGTATCTTGATCTGTAGCACGTGTAAGTACCCATGCTACTGCGCCTGTACCAAGCGTTGTAATGGTATAAATACCATTTTGTAATGTTGTTGTTTGGTTCTTAACAAGTACTCTATCATTTAGTACTGGTGTCTGACCATCAATTGTAAATGCTGCTAATGTGCCAGAGTTTGTAAGTGTTGCTCCAACTCCAGCTGTTCCATTGCTATATGTTGCAGTTAAGTTAGCAGTTGTTGCTGCTACTACTGCTGCGTGAGCATTTAGTCCTGCTGCTGTATTATCAACATATTGCTTTGTTGCTGCTTGTAGTGCTAATGTTGGATCTGCAGCAAGCGTTACTGTTCCAGTAAATGTTGGATTATTAATTGGAGCTCTAGATGTATCAGTTGGGTGAACGTGATCTGCACGAGCAACTGTAACTCCAGTTCCAACTGCAGCTGTTCCATCCATTACTGGATTTGTTGAGCTAAGACCTGTTATGCTGTTAAAAGATGTACCAGTTGCAACACCAATATTTGGAGTTGTCAGTGTTGGAGATGTAGCAAATACTAATGCTCCAGAACCAGTCTCATCAGAGATAATTCCAGCCAATTGTGAAGATGTTGTTGTTCCAAATACTCCAAGGTTATTAGCAGTATATGCAACAGTTCCGCCTGTTCCAAATGCTACAGATGAAGTATCTGTTCCTGTAAATGTTAATGTATTGCTGACTGTAAATGTCTTGCCATCTGCAATTGTCAACGTTGCAGCTGAAGCTGGTGCAGTAATTGCAACTTTATTTATAGATGTTGCTGTAGCAACTCCAAGAACTGGAGTTACGAGAGTTGGGGTGTTAGCAAATACGAGAGCGCCAGTTCCAGTTTCATCTGAAATTACACCTGCTAATTGAGATGATGTTGTAGCTGCAAATACACTTAGATTATTAGCAGTAAGGGCTACTGTACCAGTAGCATCTGGAAATGTAATTGTTTGATTACCAGAAAGTGTTGCTGGTAATACTGTGAGTGTACGGCTACTTGTTCCACCTGCACGACCTGTAACAATTAAAGCATCTTGTGTTGCTGCCGCAATTGCTGTAATACCTGAAGAGCCTTCAATTACCGCTCCATTTTTAACTCTAAAAGACTTATCTACTGTTGCCATGTGCTATCTCCTCTACGCCCTAATTCCTATTCTAAAAAACCTTACTGATATTGGGGTTTTTCCAGAAATCGGCGTAACTTTTAAATTAATTATACCACTATTTTTATCTGCTGTTACCGTAGCTAACGGGCTAATTGAGAATATATCTCCGTACTGTGAAACCATTACATCATTTGTATCGTGTGAAACTATAGACTCTAAAGAATGAATTTCTCCAGAATATTCAATTTGAATTAAATACTTTAATGTTCTCCAGGTTGCCATCGATGCGGTATCTATAGTAGTTGTATTTTCAATACCGCTTGTACTTCCTTCAAGATTATCAGTAGCTATTCCTAAGCCTTCTAAATCTGAAGCGCTGGCATTTGACCAAGATCCATCAAAATAAACTCTTAAAGAGTTAGTTGACGAATTCCAATAAAAATCACCCTCGCTAGCAGACTCTGGATCTGTAGTTAAATTTACAAGATTTAAGGGGCTTAGAAATTTTCTAGCCATTATCTATCCTTAACCTACAACTACTACTCTATATTGATTTGCAGTTGGTGCTGTTGCAAATTTAATTGTAACTGTATTTACTCCTGTATGTTCAACGTCTGGAAAAACCTCAGCGTATGGTGAGCTATTGTCATAAACAGCAACGGTAACATCTCTTGTATTAAAATTGTGAGTTACTGTGTGTGAAGTTGCTGCTGAAATATCTTCTGAGTGCTTACGAACTCCATAACCTGAAGCAAATCCAAGTACGCCAGTTGAAAATGCTAGTCCTGTTCCAGCATTTATTCCTAGACCATTTGCATCTACAGATAAACCACGAGTTGTATCAGTCTTTACTTCAATTGCACCACCAGTATTTGTAAGAGATGCACTTCCGCTGCTTGGAGTTACATCTGCACTAAATACTGTGCCAGTTAAAGTTAATCCTGCTCCAGCTGTATATGTTCCAGCTCCTGAAAATTGAGTAAAGCTAATTGGGTCTGTGCCAATTGTTGCTGGCTTTAATGTTTGTACCCATCCAGTAGAAGAATAAGAGGTACCTTCTGATACAAATATAAAGTCTCCAGATGCTATTTCTAATGCTGTATCAAAATCTGTTGCACGAACTGCTGCTCCAGAAGACTGAACAACGTAAATACCATTTTGTGATCCTGTAGTTTGTGCATTAACAAGTACTCTGTCTCCTGCAACAAGTGTTACTCCATCAATTACATCTCCAGCTTCAAGTGCTGTCGATAAATCAATATTTGAGTTTACATAGACTCTTGCTGCAGCATGAATATGAAGTCCTTCTGAAACTGCATCTACATATCCCTTTGTTGCTGCATCTGCTGCATTTACAGGTGTTGCAAGATTTGTAATTGTTTGGCTATTCATTGAGAATGAAGAGCTTGGGGCTGTTAGATCTGTTACCTTATTTGTTGTCAAAATTACAGTTCCAGATAAATCAGGAAGTGAAATTGTTCTATCAGCTGTTGGGTCTATAACCTGCAAATTAGTTTCAAAATTATCTGCTGTTGAACCCTCGAATACTATAGTGGAATCAGTCAAAGATAGTCCACTAACTAGTGGGGAAGCAATTGTTTTGTTTGTAAGTGTTTCTGCTCCAGCTAATGTTGCAAAGTCTCCGTCAGTCAGTGCTGTATTAAACTCCGCTGTAGTTCCAGAAACTGTATTTGAGCCAAGGGCAATAGTCTTATTTGTAAGAGTTTGTGTTCCGCTATTTGTTGTTACTGCTGAATCTATCTGTAATGTTAGAGTTCCAGCATTATCGTTATATAACTTATTAAGACCAGTTCCAGTCTGTATCATTGTGGAGACTGTGTCTTGAATTACTTCTGCAGCACCTGATGCTGAAATCCATTCGGTTCCGTTGTAAAAGTATAGAATATTATCAGTAGTATCAAAATAAATTTGACCAGCTACTGGACTTGATGGTGCAGAACTTAAATTTTGAACTCTAGCATTCTGAAGTTCATTCTTATTCAGATTGATGCTGGTTACAAATAATCTTGCCATTTTCTTTGCTCCTTAAGACAGGTACGCTGTCCCTGCAAATGGTTGAGCCATTGTCAGTGTTAATATATAGTCATTATTATAGTATATTCCAGTTTCTAATACATCTCCAGCACTATTAATTACTGTTACGTTTGGCTTGAAGCCAAGGTTATGGATAATTAACACTGAGAATATACCATTGAACGGGCCATCTACTTGAGAGACTTCCCAGGACATTTCGTATGAAATTACGCCAGCATTTAAAAGAAAACTATTTGCTCCAACCCATGATAACTCTGATGGTTTTGGACCATAGAATCTTGTAGTCTGTGTGTCGTAATAAAAATCGCCAGCAACTCCAAGATTTGAAGCGGGTACTCCAACTCCATTTAATATTGTTCTTCCAGCAGGACCTTGAACTCCTGATGACGAAACGATTACATCATTGACTGTTTCATTTATAACTATTGTTTCTGTCATTATATTGTCACCGATCTGCTTAAAGTAATAAATCCTTCAATTAGCTTTGTCTTAACAGTATTTGCATCTGTTATCATTAGGTCATAAGAGGACTTTGGATAGAACAATTTATTTGTTTGAGTCGGAGTCATTCTAATAGTTAACTTACCAAGTAGAGGATCTATTGTTATTCCGCTAGCTGGTGACGTAAGGGTAAATGCCAACTTGCTTCCACCTTTTGTATCACGAACTTGCAATTTAGCTGATGCACCAGTTAAATTTATAGGTGTACCAGTTGGATCTTTATATTCGATTACAAAGGTAAAAGTAGTATTTTGATCTACTTCAAAATTCTTTTGTGTTGCCATTTTCAAAATCTCCTAAATAGGAAAACTCCTATGCTTATTTTAGCACAGGAGTCGTCCTAACTACTTATTTAATTATGATTTCTTTGTAAATCCGAAAGCTGGCTCGTTAGTATTGAGTGCCTTTAGGATTACTGGAAGTACCGCTGCGATTCCGCCCTTAAGCAAATCTCCTGGATCAGTATTTCCTGTCATGTATAGAGCTATTGATGCACCTAAAAAGTGACGTCCATAGCTTGCTAACGCTGCTAGAATTTTTTCCTGCATTGTTACTTTCCCGTCTTTGTTTAGATCTGTATTCATTAGATCCTCCTATTTCTGAGCAGTGTGCCCAGGAATTTTGGGTTTTATCCCAATACTATTATTGTAGCACTAAGCTGAAATATCTACAATCTCGCAATTTCCATCTGATGTACATGCAAGGGTTTGGGTTCCGCTTGTTCCATCTTCTGTCTCGTAAAATGATAAATCTTCCCAACGAATATTCTTAGGCATCTTTGCTACAAGAGCTTCATATTCTTCTTTTGTTACTTCTTGGTATGGAGCTTGCTTATAAGAGTGATCTGAATGAGGAAGGAATGAAATTCCAGATACCTCATCAAAATGTTTGTAGACCCATGCTCCAACTTCCATCCACTCATCTTCTTTTACAGAAACTGTAATTGAAGGCTTATGCTCACACCATGCTCGTTGGTAAACCAACCAAGTATTCAAGTGTTCAATTGCTGTTAAATCATTTCTAGTGATTGCACCTTCTGGTGCCTTAACTGGGAATGAAAATACATGAGTATCTCCTGGCTTCATGACATCATCTTCAACTGGAATTCCGACTTCCTTTAAGAATGTTGATAGTGGATCTTTCTTGTCTCCACGAACTGTACGGATATAATAATCTGAATGCCAAGCATGCATTCCTGAAGATACTCCAACCAATTGAGAAACTGTTCCAGAAGGCTTTACACATGTAATGGCTGCAGACTCAGGAATACCAATCTTTGCAGCAATGTCTGAATTAACTTCTCTTGCTTTTTCTCTTAAAGTCATTAGAAACGCTTCTAGTGAAACAAGATCTTCTTTTCCTGACATAAACTTATGCCCAAACTGTCCAGTTAAAGAAACGCCTAGTAATCGTTCTTCTTCTGTATTGTCTTTCCAGATTTTACGTAAGTACTTAAAGTCTGTTAGCGTTGACTGCCACGTTCCAAGAATAGTTGCAAGTTCAACTTTTCTTTCGATATCTTTCTTTGTATCACTTTCACGTAATACGACTTCTGAAAGATTACAAAACTGATAAGGACGTAGAATAATTTCGGAACATGGGTTTGTTCCGTAATGTACTTCTGGATCTCTGCGTCCAAACTTTGCCGCTTGCTTTTGCGCTGCTGCGACATTATAAATTCCACGTTCGCCTGACTTTGAGTCATATAGTGATTTCCATTCTGCAATAAATTGCTCCATATCTGGTTTGCGTGAATAAGCAACAGAGTTATTTGAAAGTGCACGTTGAGAATTGTTTTCCCACCAATTGCCAGATTTTGCTTGAGCCATTTCAATATCGTTAATGTTTGAAAGTGAAATCATTGCAGAACGACGAACTCCTCCAACAACAACAACCTCTCCAATCTTACACATTAAGTCATGTGCTTCAATTGGTTTTAGCTGACGACCAGCTGCTGACTTAAACTTTGCAATTGTAAAATCAAATAGATTGATTAATGGCTGAGGGCCTGATGAACGTCCACCCATTGTCTTAAGACGTGCACCTGCTGGACGTAACTTACTTACATCAATTGCTGGAATTTGTCCTGCCCACAACATTGCAAGTAGCTCACGATATGCTTTTGCCCAACCAGTCTTTGAATCTTCCACTGTAATAACAGTTGTAGACTTTTCAAATGATTCTGGAACGGATGGAAGCTTATTAACATACTTATATTCAACAGAAAAACCAACACCAGTTCCGCACATAAGGATATACATTGTTTCATCAAATGATCGTGGGTTGTCTACTGGAACAAATGAACAGTTGTATCCAGCGACATGATCTCTATCCAATGCAGCACCTGCAGTCATCACTGATCGCATTGATGGCATTACGTTTCTATCATATACTGCTTGCTTAAGTTCTGCTAACAACTTTGCATCTGGAACGTAGTTCATCTTTGAAAGGTGATTAGTCATAAAGTCGAAATATCGATCTACTGTCTCTCCCCATGTTTCACGACGATTTTCTTCTTGTAGCCATCTTGCATATCGTGATAGTGCAATAAAGTTTTCATACGGGTTTTCAATAGTTCTTGACATTTTCAGTGACACCTTTTCTTCCGCCTAACGGATTGATTAAATTTTAGATAGAGTCCTATTCTAGCAAACTTTATTTATAGTGGGAAGTCTTTTAAGAAAACTTTTTAAAAATGTGCTCAAAAGCATTATTAGTCAACTGTAACCAATTGTAATCTTTATGTAGTCTACTTGACTGTGCATAATAATAACCTGACATTGCTTTAAAGTTTTTTGCAACAAAAAGCATATGCTCTTCTAAGTTTTCTTTATCTGGTTTAAACATTTGTCCAAGATGTATACTCTTAATTGTATTTGGTATTGCTTCATCTGTAAGTGTTGAGTTAAGCTTTAGGGGTCCAAGATATTCTTTATAGTGTGCCCAAGATTCTGTACAAATTGTTGGCATTCCAGTTGCTAATGCTTGAAATGGAATAAGACCAAATCCTTCTCCCCATCCTGGATAAATCAAAACATGGTGGGACTTGTATAAATCTACTAGTTGACTTAAATCTAACTCGTCTGTTATAATCTTTATATTATTATATATATTAGGAGTAGATATCTTATTATCATTAATATATACTCTAGTACTATTAGTATAATGTCCTTTAATAGTTAAAGAATAACGCTCATCTCCAGCAAAATATTTTACAAAAGCATCAAGAGCCATTTGTCCACCTTTTCTAGGTGCTGGTTCTCCAACATGTAAAAACTTTAAAGGCCTATCATCAGCAACAACTCTTTTGGTTGGAGACCATATGTCTTCAATACCATGTGGAAAAACTTTTATATCTACTTTAACTCCATTTTCTTGAAAAACATTTGCACACCAATCAGATGTTGTCCAGACTTCATCACATCTATTAAATAGTACAACCCATTCTTTTTTTATTACAGTAGATTCCCAAGGTGTATATCCAATTTGATACTGATTTTTATTAAACTTAAAATAATCTGGCTGACAAAAATTTAATTGTACCTTTGCAGTTTCATCATCAATATTAACTTCATGACCAAGTTGTTGCAAAGATCTTACAATATTCCCACCAGCATAACCATATCCGATTGCTGGATTTAATGATTGTTTAGCTGTGTGATAAGATATTTTCATTTTATCTTTCTGGTTGACTAGCTTGACAGTTATTATCAAACAATGTTATTATTATAGTTCGTTATCTCTAAAGGAGGAATGCCAATGGAGAATATAAAAGAAAAACTGAGCAGCGTTGTTCATAGTTGGACTACAATAGGAATGATAACATTATTTTTATTTGGAGTCCAGCCGAAGCCAATGCCATCAGCAGAAGCACTGGTTGTTAAACCAGAAGTTTCTATACAACAGCAAGCACAACTGAAGAAAGAATCGCTGGAAAAGTTCAGCAATACTGTGTACAAACCTTCGGAAATGCTAACAGACAAAGAGTTGCTGCAACTTCTCAAGTCTGTAGGTTTTGAAGGACAAGCCCTTAAAATGGCTTGGGCCGTAGCTAAGAAGGAGTCCAATGGACGACCAATGGCTTACAACGGCAACAGGAATACTGGAGACAGTTCCTACGGAATTTTTCAGATCAATATGCTAGGTACTCTTGGCGAAGATCGTAAAGAGAAATTCAATTTGAGATCAAATGTACTATTATTTGATCCAGTAATAAACGCAGAGATAACGTACTATATGACTGATGGCGGTAAAGACTGGTCATCCTGGAAAGGCTTGACGCCAACTACAAAAAAATGGCTCAAAGAATTTCCGAATTAGTTAGGAGATAAATATTAAGATACAGATAGTTTCAAAATATTTATCAATGGCAAAAGAGGGCCTTGTTCAAGAAATGAATTGCCCAATAGATCAAGGCCTTCTTTTCCCTAACATAGATGTTGAAGACAAAATATATTTATACTGCATATCTTGTAGTTATAAGTCTTATATCGGAATAGAGATATATTCTGAGATGAAAAGAGTGGTGGATGGAAAGCACATACAATAAAGACCTCTTGATGAAAATTGCCATGGTTATTCCATGTGCTCATATTCCAAGAGATTTAATAGCGGATAGAACAATAAAGGGATTTGTGGAATATTTAGATGAATCTCTATCTAAAGGTAAAAATTTAAACGACGTCCTTTTTGAAATAACTTCGGATGGAAAATATAGTGTCTGAAGAAAATGTTGAAGGTACAATAGAAGACAATTTGCCAATGGTAAATTACATAATGCTTCATAGGATTTATGACATATTATTTCTTATGGCAAAGCAAACTGTATCTAGTCAAGAGTTAGAAAAAATGATAGAATATCATAAAGAGGGATTTTTGTTGGGACCCTCCCCAGCATTTAGAGCAAAGGAAGAAAATGAGTAAAGAAGAAGTTGTAAGTATGATGCTTGAGTCGTTCTTAAATGACAATAGAATGATGGCTCAGGGTTCTGGCATGCCTCAAGACGAACTTGAGAAGATGGAAGAAAAAAGCAGACCATCCATCGAATACATGCTTGGAAACGTATACGACCTACTAGTTACAAAACAGCTTATAAACTAGTCAAATAGTATTGACTTTGAATTTTCTCTGTTTTATACTAATTTAGTATGGGTTGTAGCATCCCACCATTTGTTCCCCATACAGCGCTTTGGCGCAACAAATTCCAATCGGATCCGCCTCTGATTGGAATTTGTTATATTTAAGGGTATAATAGAAGAATGCAGACTAGACATAAAACAGTAACTTTATCAACAAGTACTCCTGTAGCTTTAACATTTGAAGACGTTGTTCAATCAAGCTACACACTTGTTGTTCAAAATAACAATGACTCTGGATATATATATCTTGGATCTCCTAATGTGTCAACATCTTCTTACGGATATAAATTGTATCCTGGTCAAGGATTTACAATTGAGTTCTCTTCTCTAAATAGACTTTACGCAGTATGTTCAAGTAATACAATGACGGCAGCGATATTGGTGATAGAACGTGCCATTTAATACAGTAGGAATAGGCCCAATACCTCCACAACCTCCAATTCATTGGAGTCCAGTATTTTCTGCAACAGGTATGACATTCACTGGAACAAATTCCACATACCCAACAGCTGGATCAGTCTACTCAAAGTCTGGATACAATGTTAGCTTTTGGATTCAAATAGACTTGTCTACAGTTACTAACTTTGGGACGGGTCAGCTTAAAGTAGATCTTCCTTTTTCTCCACATGCTGGAACAATGAACCACTTTCCAGGGTGGGTCTGGTATGATCCGTCACAAGGAAATCCAGATCTAGCAAACCACATAATACTTAACTGCGATCATTTGCCAGGAAGCCAGACATTAGATTTACATTGGCTTGGCGGAGATACTCCAACACCTAAACCAGTAAGAGAATTTACTTTAACATCAACTAGTCCATATACATTAACTACCGCATCTAAGATTTACATTAATGGAAACTATTTTACAGATATACTATAAGCACCCCTGGCAAGGATCGAACTTGCGACGCAGACCTTAGAAGAGTCTCGCTCTATTCCACTGAGCTACAGAGGTATTGCTGGACCACTAGGATTCGAACCTAGGACCTAGAAGTTAACAGCTTCCCGCTCTGCCTGCTGAGCTATGGTCCAATAAATATATTATACTAAATAAAGCAGTATTTGTGAATACTGGATTGCTAAAATTATATTTGATACAATGTATACATGACATTTTTAAAGCAAGAGCTAATTGACGCTGGTTTCGATCCAAAGGAACCAGTTGAGGGAATTCTTATTGTAGAAAACTTTATAACAAGTTCAGAGTTGTCAGAGTTTTGGGATATAATCAACAGCACTCCAGAAGAGCAATGGTTTGTTCATTATAGAGACCATCTAGCAAAATTTTGTATGGAAAAGTTTGGAAGAGATGATGTTGAAAATCTTGTAGCTGAAGGAAAGTATGAGATAACAAGAGGCTGGGACGACAAGAATCTTTTAGTTATAAGCTATCCAGTTTCACGAACAGTTACAACTAGACTTACAGATTTGATTGCTAAGTCAGATCCCACCCTTCATTTATCTTTTGGTATCTTTCAAAGAATGCAAAAAGGTGTAGAGCTTAAAGCTCATACTGATCAGCATACGGATCCAAGTATTAAGTATGCAGCAGTTCTTTATCTAAATGAGGATTACACAGACGGAGAGATTTTCTGGCCAAACAAGGATTTTGAAATAAAGCCTAAAGCTGGATCACTGATAATGTTTCCTGGAACAGATGAGTTTAACCATGGAGTTAAGCATGTTGGAGATGGGCCAATAAGATATGTTATGCCAGGATTTATTAAGGTTGCAGATTTTTACGAAAAAAATAAATATTGATGAAAATCTCGTGCGAAAGCATAGAGTATATCCCATTTAGTCTAGAAGTAGAATGTCATTATAAAAAAACATACTCTGTAGAAGTTATTAAATTCAAGAACTTAAAAATTGATAACGGTGGAGATCTCAAAGTAGTTGAAGAAAAGTCTTATCCTTTTTTGTTAGGGTACTACAATCAGTTTCATGCTATACCAGATTTATGTGGACAGTTTGAAGCACTTAATACTTTTGATAGTGACATACTTCCATTCTTTATCTCTGAAGGTAAAAGAGGAAGTCTTATAATTAAAGATCACAGTATTCAAGAGTTTATTCCGTATGTATATTCAAATCATTATCCTATAACGCAAACCGAATGCTTTAACATTTTGTCTTCAAGTGTTATGTTTAAAGAAGCATACATGATTGTAGACTTGCATAAGATGATTCCAGAAGAAGTTTATGTAAATGCAAAGTCAAAACTTCCAGAATGGTACAAAGAATCAGAAAAACAAAAGTGGGAAGCTAATACTGCTTGTTTAAAAATTCAACCACTTGTAGTACAACAACATTTGCCTGAAGATAAGAGATATAAAATGCAAATTTTATCTGAGTACAGTTATAATTACGACTATTTTGTAAGATACGGTATTGAGCGTTTTAAAGAAAAAGTTTTATCTTGCTTGACTAAAAAAGAAAACAAGTCTAAAGGTGTTTACATATCTAGAACAAAAACCACTAAAAAATATTTTGAAGACTTCAAAAATGCAAGTGATGCTAAAGACATTGAAGCAAGACATAAAACTTTTATCAATAGATCTTACCATAACGAAGAGTTTTTTGAAAATTATTTTAAAAATATTGGATACGAAGTTGTTTACATGGAAGAGCTAAATTATATAGATCAGCTAGAAATATTGCTAAATACTAGAAGTGTAGTTGCACTGCATGGGTCTGGTTTGGTAAATACGTTTGTCTGCGACAAAGATACAAACATATATGAGATAATGCTTCCAGTAGCAGAAAACGGTTGGTGGCAAAACTTTTTCTTTTTATTTAGTCCTATTGCAGGTTGTATGGATGATAAAACTTTGCCCTTATCTTGTATTGAAGATAGAAGATGGAAACAGATATATAAAGAAAAAAATGCTATGAATATAAACGGCTGGTTGAAAGATTAAGATGCTTTTGATATTTTTCTCATATGAGTCCTAGCTCTATGACAATTAGAACATACTACTTCACACTTTGCTATCTCTTCATCTACTTTAGACTTAGATAGCGTTGGAACAATCTCCATAACGTTTTTGTGTTTTTTACCACGAACATGATCGAAGTCCATAACATAATAAGGGTACTGTATCTTGCAGTCGGCACAAGGATGTTTTTCCTTATATTCTCGTATATATTTATACAAAGAGGCTTTCTGCTTAGCGATTGAGACCTTTTCAGTCTTCATATAGCTAAATTATATCAAATGTTTTTTATCAAATGCTCTTTAAAACTTTTTTATAAGCTTTAAAAGCTGGATCAATTTCTTTTTTAGATTCCTTAACCAAAGCAGAGAATGTATTTCTAAAAGGATCTTTTTTCTCTGGCATAAAACTTACTTCTACAGATCCTCTGGACTCAGAAGATAGTTGACCAGAATCTATCATTTGTTGTTTAACTAATATTACAAGATCTTCATTTGTAATTTTAGAAGGTTTATTCCTGTATAAATTAAATTTAGCTATAATTCTTTCGCATACTGCAGATGGGTTCTCTATCATCTCATTAAAATCTATAGCTATAAAATTTTCAGAACCGTTCATTTTTTCAATTGCAGTGGTAAATTCTAAATACATATTTGCATAAAACAATATATCGCTTTGTCTGAACTCTTGCATTCCAATATGCTTATACTTTGTGTATAGCAGGGAAGTTATTGCATCGTATGGGTCTCTTAATATTGACATAGTTTTAATCAATGGGTTTTCAATTACATGAGGAAGCGACGCAGTATGTAGCGTACAGTATCTATCAAGATATTCTTCATCTTCTTCTACAAATGTAAATTGAGCATGGTATTTATCCAGTGCGGAGTGCAAAAAAGTAGAACCAGATCTAGGAAAACTATTGATTAGTGCATATTGTGATTTTGAAGGAATCATATTACTAACATTATACCATAATATGCTATCATTGTTTAATGGCATTTGATAAGAGATCTTTTTATAAAGAAAAGCATTTTGTCGTAACTTTTGGTGGCAAAGTTTTATTTATTACAAAAGACTACGAAAAGATTCAAGAGTATTTTTCTTCCCCCAACACTTGCCCACATCATCAATTAGATATAAGCCCAAATATCCATACTAAATGCTGGGAGGAATACGATAAGGTAGAGTATAAACATATAACAGATTTATCTGATAGCGTAAAATTTTTCTTAAGTCAGCCAGCGCTATATTTAATATCTCAATTTGGACATGTCTGGCATCAATACTATTATAGATTGTTTAAAGCTTTATTTTATATCAAAGATAGAAATTTAACAGACTCAAAAATTTTTTTACTAGGGTCCCATATTGATGGAACCTTTACACCACAAGATCCGTATTACAAAAGTTTTACAGAAAGGCTGATGGTTGATTTTAATGTTAAAGATTACATTTTTAATGATCAGCCAACAATCTACGAAGTTGATAATTTTTGGGCAACCAATCTTGACTATGACTATGATCTAAAAAGAATTAATGAATACTTATTTAAAGGATCTGTAGAGCCCTGGAGAAAAGTATATGCGACTAAAAGCTTGTGGTTTGGCAAATGGAAGACGCCAAGATATCTGCTTAGAAATACAAATACCCCTATTGTTTCTTTGGATATGCCTAGAGAGGTTATATATTCAGATAAAGGGTACGGCAGTATATGTGAAGCCTTAATTGAGCAAGATGTCTTAACAAAAAGAATATATAACGAAAACGAGCTAGAAGAGTTTTTACAGTCTTATGGATTTGAGTGCATAGAGCCAGGATTTCAATTTCATAAAGAAGAGTGTATAGAGTATACAACTTTACATAATGATAATATGGCCCATAAAAAGGTCAAGTGCGTCGGCGGGTGCTCAATAGAAGAGAACATTCGATATTTTAGTGAAGTTAAGACACTTGTATCCATATCTAGCAGTGCTTTGCAGAATATGATATTTATGGATAGATATAAATCCAATGTAGTAGAAATTAAGACTAAATTCTTCCAAGTAAATGGTCTGGATGTAAACCAAAGGGTTATGGATATTGGAGCAGATCTAGAGTCTGGTGACATAAGCCCAGATGCCTTCTCAGAGGCCTGTAATCAGGTTTTAAGAAACTTTGGGGAGTATCACCCATGGCACTACTCAATGGCTCAAGATCTGGGCATCAGATACAAGCAGGTAAATAATATTGATTTAAATAGCCGAACGGTAATTGATATAATAAAGCGGGACCCTGAGATATTAAACATACTCTCCCAATAGAGCTATATAAGCTTAATATGTAGAGTTTTTAACTGGTTAAATGCCCCCATGAATAGCTGATCCTTAGACTGCCCATAAATTATTTCATTATTCTTTGCATAGTGTCTAATGATATAGTCGAAAGCAAAGAAATGGAAAGTATATGGGTTGAAGTAGATGAATCTACTTTTATCCCCGCCCCACATTGAATGAATAGCATTGCTACTAGGTACTGTAAGTATTTCCTCAGCATTTCTTGCATGAAGAACTTGTTGTTTAAATGTCAGTTCCCATGGATTAATTACTGTAAATCCATTTGATACAGCATACTCTAAAATTGTATCGTAATCTTCTTTTTTTAAGTATGTTTTAAGATGTGGTTGAGTATCTGCATGTTTAACCTCTGGAATATTTAAAAATATTTTTTTAGGATATGTATTATCATCTTGAGTAATATTCTGGTCAACTGCTTTTTTAATGTAATCCAATATCTTTAATGTAAATCCAATAGCTGAGATACCTGTCGTATTTCTAGCTGTATCAGGATCACGAGGAAGTTCTTCCTGCCGATTTCCTGTAATAGCGTTAGAGAGAAAATCATTCTGATCTGGATTAAAAAAGTACAAGTTATCAAAACTTAATTCATTAGACTTAGATGCAGCTATAATATTGCTAATGTCGACATTTAATA